CGCGAATGGCATCCGGAACGCCGTTACACCATTACCCAAGTGCTCGAAGCCTACGGTGTTTCACTCGACGCCGTCGCCGAGACAGCAAAGCCAAAGCCGAAGGTCGAGCGCGTTCACGACCTCGCAAGCCAGATTCAGACACTCGTGAACGGCGGCAATGGCGTCCACGACGCGCAAGTCTCGATCGGCATGAAGCTGATTCAGGGTGGCACGAAGCCGCATATCGCCCTTGAGATGCTCGATGCCCTGGTCGTCGATGACAATAGCGAGCGGATGATTGCGCGGCGCATGGATAACGAGCGAATCATCCAAAGCGCCGTCGATAAGGTCGCCGCCGAGACCGCGAAGACGGTCGTCGCCTTTACGACCGTAAGTGCGCTGGACTTTCTACGCAGACCGCGACCGAACTGGCTGATCAAGAAATTTCTTCCCGACCGCGGCATTGCGATCGTTTACGGACCTCGATCAAGCGGAAAGTCGTTCCTAGTGCTCGATATGGCGGCGTCGATTGTCCAAGGCAAGCCTTGGCGCGAGAGGAAAACTCGCAAGACGCGGGTCGCATACGTCGCCGCTGAGGGTGCATACGGTTTTCGCAACCGATTAGATGCGCTTCACCAAAACGGTGCGGATCTTTCCAATGTCGTGATCATTCCGGCAGCGCCCAATATCACGCGAGCCTTAGATGTCGAGTACCTGATCGAAGCAATTCGGGCATCAGGCGGCGCCGGTTTGGTCATTCTCGACACACTTGCGCAAGTGACCGCCGGAGCGGATGAAAACAGCGCGCAAATGCAGCTCGCCATCTCCGCGGCTCAACAGATGGGCAACGAACTGGATGCCGTTGTCATTATCGTAGCTCATAGCGGGAAAGACGCAGCAAAAGGCGTCCGCGGTTGGAGCGGCATCGAAGGAGCTGCCGATTTCATTCTTGAGGTCATCCGCGAGTCTGGCCGGCGCAGTGCGACCGTGCGAAAACTTAAAGACGACGTGGACGGCTTGACCTTCTACTTCGACTTGCAGCAGGTCGTGATCGGTCGCGATGAAGATGATGACGCCATTACGAGCTGCCTTGTCAGCCATTCGGCGGAATCGGAAACGCCGCCGCAAAAGACGACAAGTAAGAACCCCATGATTCGAGGCGCGCTGAAGAGGATCGTATTCCAGTCGTTCAAAGACTTGATCGGCTCGGCGGTCATTGACGAGGTGAAAATAGACGCCGTTGTCGAATCCGCAAGAAGCTCAGCCACAGATCGTGACGGCAAGCCTCGACGAAGCCGCGACATCTTATACGCGGTCGATGCCCTGATCGGCGATGGACTCCTTTGCCGTAGTGGCGACGGATTGAGGTATCCATGACCAGATTCCCCGGCGTGGCGGTGGAAATGGTGGAATCCCATAGGGATTCCATTTCCACCGCCACTTTTCCACGCTGGCGAAATGGTGGAAAACCGGCTTTTCCACCAATTCCACCAATTCTCCACCTAGAGGGTCATATGACCAAAGAGATTCAGGTAGATCCAACTTTCTTCGATAACCGTCGCGGTCCTGACGGAATCAAGCTCTCGCGGGAAGAAGCGATGGCGCTGTTTCCACCGCTGCGCGTATCTGAGGCGCCGTTCCCTGGAACACCCCCAGCGGGATCGGCTGTCCTGGTCGGCTCAGGCGATCTAAGGTTTTGGCTTGTGTATGTTCAGATCGGTGCCGATCCCGGAACGTATTTCGGAACGATCGCGCATCGGCTGCCTGATAACGAGCGCGGACTCGAGCGTGATCAACTCGTGGGATTCAACTCGAAACACATCCTCGATATTGCAAAAGGTCGTCCGCGATGAAGCTCAACGTGAAAGTTGACTTATCCGGCGTGACGACGACGCTCGGTAAGGTCAAGGACGAATACCAGAAAGCTGTCGCTCGTGCGCTCAACAAGACTGCGACGACAGCACGCGCACAAGCAAGTCGCGAAATACGTGATGCCGGCTACGGATTGTCATCCAGCACGATCAAGGATGCGTTGGATATCCGTCGTGCAACACCCGGTAATCTAACGGCGGTCATAACGGCAAGCAGCAAACCTATTCCGCTGATCGAGTTCAATGCTAGACAAACGAAAAGCGGCGTAACAGTTTCAGTCTTGAATGGCCGGCAACCCGTACATGGTGCATTCATCGCCACGACCCAGAGCGGTCATCGCGGTGTGTTCGTTCGTGTCGGCAATACGCACAAGCGAGTCGTGAAGAACGGCCGGCGCATATCGACAGGACTGCCGATCAAAGAACTATATGGTCCGAGTGTGGGCAATGCGCTGACGAACAAGATCGTATCGCAAGCACTCGTCGAGGCGATCAAGGGTCGATTCGACGTTGTGCTGAAGCAAGAACTGAACTACTCGGAGTTGCGACGATGAACCACTCCATTCTGCAAGAATTTGTTTTAAAGGGTCCCCCCGAGGCGGTCGGGGGGTGCGGGGGCGTAGACCGCGTTTTTTGGCAAATTTTGAAATTGCAAGAATATGGCCAAACGACCCACTAACGCATTCCCAATGTGCGGCGCGGACAAGATTGCCGCGATTGCCGGCTTGAGTGTTCGCCAATTCAATCGCCTTGTCCGGGAAGGCCACGTCCCGAAGGCGCAGCGGGCGCTATTCGACCCCGAGGCTGCGCTCGCGGCGCTGATCGCCTATTACCGCCAAGGGAAGGCGGGCAGTTCCAACTATGCCAGCGAGAAGCTACGTCATGTCATTGCGCAGCGTCGCGAGGTGGAGCAGAGAACGGCGCTCAAGGCACGCGAACTGCTGCCAGCACAACAGGTGCGGACGACTTTCGACACGGCCATGACGCTGATCGGCAGCCAATTGGATGGCCTTGCTGGCCGCATCGCCAATGACGTCGCCGCGCAGTCAGACCCAGCAATTTGTAGGGGAATCATTTTCAATGAGACACGACGTATCCGAGCAGCCGCCGCCGCTGAGCTGGAAACTATCGCAAGCACTGATCGCGGGCGCAAAACTCCTCCGACCGCCGAGAGCGACGACGGTGGCTGAGTGGGCCGACGATAATCGTGTGCTTCCGCGAGGTAGCGCCGAGCCTGGACCGTGGCGAACGAGCCGGACACCCTACCTGACGCCGATCATGACCGCGGCGATCGACCCGCGTATAAAGCGCGTGGTCGTGGTCGCCGGCAGCCAGTTGGGGAAAACGGAGTTACTCCTCAATTTGATCGGCTACCGGATGGACGTTGACCCGGCGCCGATCTTGTTCATCTCGGCATCCCAACGGCTCGCGGAATCGGTCTCGACGTCGCGGCTCATGCCGATGATCCGCTCGACGCCGGCTCTCCTCGAAAAGCTGGACACGTCCAGGTCCAAGCTCAAGATCACCGAAAAGTTCTTAGCAGGTCAGCGGCTCGGATTCGGCTGGGCAGGATCCGCGATCGAGCTGAGCAGTCACCCGGCACATACCGTGCTCATTGATGAACGGGACCGCATGGCGTCCGACGTTGAGGCCGAGGGCGACCCCGTAACGTTGGCCGAGGCACGTACGGCGACTTATGCGGATGGCAAGGTGATCGTCGTCTCGACGCCGACCTTGGAGGGCGGCAGTCCGATATGGGACCTATACCTGGGCGGGACGATGCAGCGCTGGACGTGGCCGTGTCCCGATTGCCTGACATTCTTCGCGCCGGAGCTGGCGCTATTGCAATGGGACCAGAAGGCGACGCCACAGCAGGCTAAACGATCCGCGCGGCTCGCCTGCCCCCATTGCGGATCACTCATCGAGGATCGGCATCGCGCCACCATGAACGCGGGCGGCAGGTACGAGACGACCGGCGACGCGGAATCGGACTGCGCATCCTTCTGGATATCAGGCCTCGCGAGTCCCTGGCGCTCATGGGGTGAAGCGGCGAAGCAATGGGTCGAAGCCGCGCGCAGCGGCGAGCCCGGGCGCGTCCAGGCCGTCAGGAACACGACCTTCGGCGAGTTATTCACCCTTGAAGGTGAGCGGCCGGCAGCGAGCGCCCTAGAGGCTTTGCGGGCGCCGTATGAGTCCGACGACTTGCCGGCCGAGGCTCGCGCGCTCACCTGCGGCGTCGATGTGCAAAAGGACCGCGTCGTCTTCGCGGTGCGAGCGTGGGGCGCATCCGCAACGAGCTGGCTGATTCGTCACGGCGAACTCTGGGGCGAGACGGACCTGCCCGCCGTATGGGAATCGCTCGGCGAGTTGCTCGCGACGGAATGGGGTGCGCTGCCGATCCGGCTCATGCTCGTCGATTCCGGCTATCGGCCGGACCAGGTGTATGCGTTCGCTCGACGATTCCCTGGCCGGGTCTACCCATCAAAAGGTCATGATCATGCCGCGAAGCCGGTCAGCATCGCGAAGATCGAGGTCGATCGAAAAGGCAAAGCAAACCGCCGCGGCGTACAGCTCGCGCACATCGATGCCGGGTACTTCAAGTCATGGATTCATGGTCGCATCGCGTGGCCGATCGGACAGCCCGGCGCGTGGAACCTACCGGCGGATGTCGATGCCGACTACATGGAACAGATCCTTGCCGAGAGCCGAGTCACGAAGCCATCCGGCGATGCCATATGGGTGCGTAGCCGCAAGGCGAATCACTTCCTCGATTGCGAGGTATTGAACGCCGCGGCCGGGCAGCTAATCGGCGTGCATCAAATCAAACGCACGAGGCAGGCCGCCGCGACCAGCGTGCCGGCCATAAACCCCCCGCCGATCGCGGCAGAGTCACCACGACGGCCACCGCCGCGGCAGCAATCGAACTGGGTCAAGAGTTGGTGATTTGTTCAACAGAGGAGAGCGCAAGATGGATCAATCGAGAATCGATGAATTGACAAATAAAACGGGCAGCACGGCGATGGCGCAAGTGGTGGCTCAACATGAGGAAGAGCTTGCGCGCCGGCACAACGCGCGGGCGGCAGAGCTGCGCGCCGAGCTGGGCGTACTCGAGGATAAGGTGGCGCTGTTCGATCACGCGGACCGTAAGTCCTTCGAGGCCATGGATAGGGCAATCGCCGAGGTGCAGGACTCGATCGATGGGCTTCGCGCCAAGCGCGAGCAGGCGCGCATCGCTCGCGAACAAGA